TCGTCGCAGGCGCAAATCGCAGCGATCCAACAACTCCGGGGGGAGAAATGATTACGACTCGAGACGCGCTGGCCTACCTCAGCGTGGCGGTGTTCATCCTCTTGTTCGTGATGCTGCTGTTCTTCCCGAGGGACAGCATCTACCACGACATCATCCTGATGATGATGACCGTCGCGGCGACCTGCATGAAGGACACCTACGGGTACTTCTTCGGCAGTTCGAAAGAGGCCGACAAGTCATGATGAATGAGCAGGACTTGTTGACGCTCTGCGTATGGGCCGAGGCTCGGGGCGAACCGATGGACGGGCAGGCCGCGGTTGCGCGAGTTGTGCTGAACCGAATGAAGCAGAAGTTTCACTCGGACGGCACGATCCGCGGGACGGTGCTGGCGTATCATCAGTTCTCGTGGGCCTGGTTCGAGTACCACGAGGGCAAGCCTATCGTGATCGCAAAAAGCTTCACGGAGGCTGTGGAGGTTTCAGAAAAACTCTGGGCGAAGGTTGGCCGGCTCCGCGCCGTCGATCCGATCCGGGAAATAGTTCGGCAGGTCCAAGCCGGCAAGTACTCGGGCACGGCGTATGATCGGCTCACCGATAAGGCCGTGCTCTACTGCAACCGGGATATGGTCAGCCCGGCTTGGGCCAAGCCTGAGAAGCTTGTGTGTACGATCGGCCAACACTCGTTCTATAAGAACTAACCGAGGATAAGATGAGTTATCTCAGCAAGTTCGTGTTCAACCCGATCCGGGCGGCGCTGGCCCGGGCGGCCTCGTCGTCCAACCCCGGCGTCGCCTCGGCGGCGAAGGAACTCCAGGCTTCGGGAGTGAAGATCGCCCACGACGTCAATGACACGCTGGCCCAGGGGCTGTCGGCCAACTCCGCCGTGGCGCTGAAGAACGCCGTGGTGAAGGACCTCGAAGACGGGATCAGGAACGCGGTCGACGCCTACGTGGTCAACGCGATTCCGCTCGGGCTCGGCGTCGCAGCGGTGCCGATCGTCAACGCCGGCCTCGACTACGCGGAGCAGCACCTGCACAACTACATCGCGGCGCTGTTCGATCACGCGAAGGAGACCCACGCGGCGCAAGCCGAGGCGCCGTTGCTGGCCAAGGCGCAGGGGTAAGCTATGGCCGCGATCCTGGGCTTCGGACTCAGTGCCCTGGTGATCTGCTGGAAAGTGTGGCAGATCGTCCGTTAAGCGTTGTGTGAGGCTCGAGGGGCGGGACGATAAGTGTTCCGCCCCTTTTCTCCAAGCGCTGCAAGTTCGATCATCTGCGAAGAGATCATGACTTCGAGCATTTTCGCGACCGAGTGGGTCGGCACGCGTTGGGCGAGGAAGTGAATGATCCGGTGCTCGGCGACGGCTTTGTTTTCCTTGGTGAAGGTAGTCCAGACGAAGTTAAACGCCTCGTCGAGAACGTTGGCGTCAGTCGAGGTTCGCATGGCTTTGAACACGTCAGCCATCGTGGCCTCGGCCTCAAGCAGAAAGTCCATAGCGTTTTGGTAGTCGACCATCCGGACTACCATATCGCTCGAACGCGAGGCCGACATCACCATACACAGCTTCAGAAAGTGTACGTGCCGCCGAGGAATATAGTGCTCAAGGCGCGGGTGGGTAGGGAGAGGTGGGCAATCAGCCATGTACCACTGGCGGAATTGTTCAACGAACTCTTCCTCAAACGACATAGCTCCGAAGAGATTGTGGACGTCCCGTAGTTCTTCAACCAGTACTGCATGAAGGGCAGCATCGGTCTCCACAAAACGGAAGGGGTCAATCTTGATCCGGTCACCTGAGTACACCATGACGAGGCGGGAGGAAAAGCCCTCGGCCCAGGCGGTGTCGGGGAGCGTCCCGCTCAGCCAAGCCGGAGTCGTGGCGGCGATGATGTTGAGCTGCGGTTCCGGCATCACGATGGGCTCTTTCATCGAGCGCTTCTTCTCAGTGTAGGACACGCAGTCGTAAAGGTGGTTAAGGGTGGACATGAACTCAGTCTCGTACTGAGTCAGGAAGGTCCCGAACTCCTCGGCGCAGACTTGTAGACTGTTGAACTTGGTGACGGGAACGAGTTCAGTCGGTCGAAGAATTTGTCGAACAGCTCCGTTGAGTTCGTCAGTGAGACTGGCTCGGCTAACTGACGTTGGAGCAATTTTGAGATCCGGCAACTCTTCCCAGAAGCCGCGCACGTTTCGCAGAGCGTCAGTCTTACCGACCCCCGGTCCTCCGACCAGGATAACGTACAGATTAGCATAGAGTGTCCTTTTAAAGACTTTGAGGAAAACCTTCCTCTCTAGCGCCCCCGCGATAATGGAGACCGCAGCCCACTTACGGAATATCTCCGGGGACTGCGTGCCCTCGGTATAACGTACAAAGCCCTCGATCCACGAAGGCAGCTTGCGTCCCCCGACCATTTCCGCCCCTAAAACTTACGATCCAGAATAGACAATGCCTTGGCCGAGCGGGTGCGGGGATCGGCTCCCTTATACTTGACGAGACCGTCAGGGTTTTTCTCGCTGGCGTAGCCCCAGTTCCAGCCTACCATTGCGTCGGTCGGGATGGAGAAGCTGCGGCCGTTCATCAGCGGGACGGAGTAAGACAAGATCTCCCGGACGGCGGGGATTACTTCGGCCTCGTTCTCGATCGGGTACTGGAACACGATGGCGTCGTGAACCTGGAGTAGAAGCTCGACGCCGAGGGTGTACAAGTGCTGCGACTTCCAGACGCGAACGAGGCCGCGGTTCATGTAGTCCCCGACCGATCCCTGCGGATCGTAGGCGATGGCCGCGCGGATGGTCTCGTCCTCCCAACGCCGGCCCATGAACCAGCGGCGACGGCCCATCATGGAGATAAGCCAACCGTCCTTGAGCAGCTTCTTCGCAACGTACTCGTGCCACTTCTTGATGTAGGGGAAGGCTTTGAAGTAGCGGTCCTGGAAGTCCGCGATGATGTGGACGGGGATGCGAAGGATCGCAGCCATGTGCGGGGGTTTACCTCGGTAGTTCGTACCGTGGCCCAGGCGCTTGGCGATGTCGCGATAGGAGAACTCGCGGTAGTACGGCCGGTCCGCGATGGCGCGGTCTAGCTTCGGGTCTCCGGTCCACCCGAGTTCAGGCCATACCATCTTAGCCACGTTGGTGTGGAGGTCGCCGCTCTCGCAGTAGTCTAGGTAAGTTGAGTCTCCGAAGATGTTCCAGATGATGGCACCGACGTCTCGAGCCTCAGCTTGTTCAAGGTCAATGTAGGCGAGCTTCTTCCCAGGGTCAGAACTAAAGATATCCCGAAGCTCACCTGTAATGTTCTGAAGATTAGTACCCGAACCGAAAGATGAAGCGTATGACGAAAGCCTTCCGGTGTCTGTTCCAGCCCCGTTGAAGCTGGTGCGGATACGTCCGTCTGCATCAATGCCAGTCTTGAGAACGCCGAGCTTCTTCTTACAGTCCCGGATCGCCAAGATATGATTGACGATGGGTTCAGCCCAAAAATACCCACGGAGTTTCTCCAGAGCTTTGCGGTCGGTCGTGACCTGGCCTTTCACCCGGACAGTGGGAAGGCCGAGGATCTCGTAGAAAAGGGTTTTGAGTTTGTGTGGGGAGTTCCAGTATCGAGACGGGGGCTTGCCCTTCACCGGCTTCGGCATGGTGATGTCGATGCCAAGGCCCTCGGTCAAGATCTCCGAAAGGGACTCTTCGAGTTGGGCGAGGCGTTCGCGGTAGAGATGTTCGACCGCACCACGGCGGTCCTGGTCCACGCGGACGCCGCGCAGCATCATTTCGAGGAGCGGCGCCTGGAGCGATTTCACATGCTCGTAGACAGGACCGGTCACTTCGTCGAGTTGAACGCGGATGGCTCGGAACACTTCAAGCGTTACGCAACAGTCGAGACCGTTGTACAACCACTCTTGGTGCATCGAGTCGGCCGGGAAAGGATCGGTCGACTTGAGGATAATCACGGCTATTCGTCCTCTCTCTTGACCATGTTCTTGCCTCGCGGGCGTAAGGGTTTCCAGGCGACTTCGTTCGTATAGACGGAGCCTAGAAAGGCTAGGCCCTTCTCCGACTCGGGGTGAAGGGAGTGGTGGAGAAGCATCGTGTCGTCCTGGTAGGACGGGACAGGGATGCCGTAGAGGTACCAAAGGTACTGGATGTCGTAGAGGGTATTCTGCCCTACGGACTTGGCCTGCGGGTGAGCGCAGAACTTAGCCACCCAAGACCAAGCCTCGAGTTCTTCTTCGAGCGTTGGCCAGTAGTGTCCGCCTGGTTTGCGGTAGTCGAGGAAGGGGACGACAAGCGCTGTTCCAACATCAGTTGCAAATCCAATGCAGGTGATTTGCCCGAAGGCTGTCTCGATGTCGAAGGAGAACTCACGACAGGACTCTCCGTGTTCGCGCCAGAAGAGTTCTAAATCTTCCAGCGTGGGTTCAACCCAGACCTCGCGAACCGGTCGGCGAAGCTCGGGGAACTCGGCCTCGGCTTTAGCCTTAATGAAGTCCAGAACCGTGACATGTCGGAGGTCATACTGCCGGAGTACTGTTCCAGGATGGTACACAGGAAGGCACTTGAGCCAGGGTATCTCAGCGCCAACTGTACATGCTCCCCGGATTTTGCTGACGGCGGGCTGTCCGAGGATGGCCCAAGACGCCACGGGCCCCAGGAGAATTGCAAGGTTAGGGCGGACCTGTTCGAGTTCAGCGCGAAGACGAGTAAGCTCAGCCTCGTATTCCTGCGAGAGATACTTTCCACTAGCAAGAGCCGGTCGTCCTCGTACACGTAGAGGGTCATTGCCTGAGACGCAAAAACCCGTAGCGTCATTGCCTCGAGGCTTGCACTTGAAAACAGTTGTGACGAAACAATCTGCTCGACTAAGTCCAGCCTCGGCGAGCAGCCGGTCAAGCTCTTGGCCAGCGCTGCCAATAAGCGGCCTCTTGTAGAGGAACTCCTGGTCATCCAACATATCCCCGATGATGGCGATTTTCATTTCAGCTCTCGCTCTTTCTCTTCGCGGAACTGTTTTTGGCGTTCTTCGTTCTCTTTCTGGCGCGACGTTACTGTGCGATAGCACCAGCGACCGCAGCCCAAAGTACACTCGTTCGTGAGCGGAGAACGGTTTCCGCAGTACGGCTGCTCGGGGTAGCGAAAAGCCATTGCCTTATCCCTT